TTTTGGTTGGCCGTTAAATACACCTTCTTTATCTTCACCCAGTCGCTTATTAGTTTTCCGGATTGACTCATAATAATCATTCGGTTCTCCTTTCCGCACGTCCGCAGAAGTTGTTTTCTGGAACGTAAACACGCTTATCATCGTCATACCCAGCGTTGTAATCCCTTGTGCATCTGCCTCCGATATTAACACCGTACTCTGTGCTTACTAATCCGGTTCCAAGTTCATCAAACGCCTCTTTTGGCATTTCAGCATATTCATATCGAACGCCATTATTTTCAACGTGCGGAGGGTCATAATATATACAATTTTTGCACCGCACAATCCCCAGTCCTTTCCTGCGCTCCTGCAGTTCACGGAGCCATGCGGCAAGCTGTCTGTGTTCTGCGGCATATTCGGCATTCGCTTCGGGGTTCAGTCCACCGCTTGCCCATCGCTCGTTCTGCTCGGCATTGGCTTCGAATCGGGCGATGGCTTCGTCGATTGTTAGGCTCATGTGTCACCCTCCTCTCTATGCAGCGACCTCTCGCTGTCAAACGCCATCGGGTAGCGTGCTCTCAGCTTGTCGATGTTCACCTGCATGACCGTCTCGAGCGGTACGTTCAGGGCTTCGGCAGTGGTCGCCACGTACCACAGCACGTCACCGAGCTCACGGATCAGATGCTCTTTCGTGGCTTCGTTCAGCTCGTGCCCCTGAAACATAATTTTCTTCACGATGTCCAGAGCCTCTCCGGATTCTCCCGACATTCCCATCACGCCCTGAAGCAGCAGATTCTCCGGACAGCTCGTTGATATTCCCGATGCGGTGCGCATGGCGTTGCGCTGATATTCGTTTGGTGTCATTTGGTGGCTTCTCCTTTCAGTTTTTCGATGTGGTCGGTCATTTTATTGATTGCGGTCAAATGCCGTCTTAAACCGCCTTCTGTGAGCTTAGACGCATATTTCAGATACCATTCGGCTTTTGCGATGTCCTCGGTGCCGTTCTTCTGCTTGTGACGCCAGATATACTTGAACGCGTTCACAACGCAGTAATCAATGACCGCTTCCTTGCCGAATACCATCTCCATCATCTCGATACACTCGAATCCGCATCCGGTCGTGTAGTGCGTGGGATGGTTGACGGGGTCTGGCTTCATGTCTTCCGCAGTCTGCGCAAGTTCATAATCCTTATCCATTCTCATTCTCCTTTCTGTCCTTCCTGACGTAAACGATCAGTTCGCCGTTCATAAGTTCCTCGCTGTTCAAATACCCCTCAGCGCCCTTTTCTTTGCAAATGCGGAGCACCTCAAGCATTTCTGAATATGTGTCGCAGATAACTATCATGCAATCCTGTCCTTTCCCTTGGCCTTCCGGAAATCCGCCGTGAATCCCTTCTCTGCCAAGTCAACGTGTACGCCCGCCTTTGTCTCGAGCAGTTCGACAAGTTCCGTGATACTCGTGTTCTGCCGCCCTATCTCCATGAGGTAGTTCAAGTATGCACTGCAGAACTTCGGCAGTCTCTTGACTCCGCCCCATCCGAAATCACCCCAGAGCACCGCCATTGCGATGACCATTGCGGCTTTATAGGCGAGCTCCATTGCCGAGGCGAACTCTTTCTCCCATTCGGATTTGGTCATCTTGACCGCAATGCCGATGATGTGACGGCTCCGGATTTCCATGTCAAGCGCCTTCAGCGGGTCGATTCCGTCTTGCTGTGCCTGAGCGACAATCCTGCGGGCAAGGTCTAGCCCCTGATTCCGCCCGAGTGCGATTTGATCTGATTTGCTCATGTGGGCACTCCTTTCATGAATACACCCCAAAACGTGTTACTTTTCTTCCTGCTGTGATGTCCGAAGAGTGGTTTCTGCCCGATTGCTTTCCAAACATCATTTGCGGGGATGTTGTATTCCGACCATTTGAATATCATGATTCCGTCCGGTTTTAAAACTCGCATTCCTTCGGCAAATCCGTCATGGAGCATTTGTGGCCATCCTTCATAAAGTTTGCCGTACTTTTTGACGAGCCATGCCGTTTCCTTTGCTGTTGTAAGATGTGGCGGATCAAATACGACAAGCGAGAATGTATTATCCGCAAACGGAAGATCTGTGAAATCACATTGAATGTCGGGATTTACGTGACATTGATACAACGATGTGTGTGCCTTCCCGAAATACAGTTCGAAATCTTCTTTGCGCTTATCGCAATAAACTACAGCTGGATGATTTTTGTTGAACCATATTGTCCGAGATCCACAGGTCATATCGAGAATCTTTTTTGACTCTGCCTCGTCAATGGTCATCTTCTTCCGAGCATTCAAGGTCTCAGAGAAGAACATCTGACCGTCTGCGTGTTCTTCAAATTGTGCCATCAATCCACCCTCTCTAAATACGTCTCCCACCAGAGCCCGCACACCATCTTGACCGCCCATGCGACCAAGAACGAGCGGAAGAACATCGGTCGCTCGTATGTGGTGGCTCTGTAAACTGTGTAGCACCAACGTTCTAATCTGTATCTAGGCATTGACGCCTCCTTTCAAATATTCAATCAATACGTCCCTGGCTTCTTCCCATCCTGCGCAGACAACCGCTTTGTACCCGAGATCGTTCAGCACCTTGAGCCATCGCTTTTGCACTGCGCTTGGCCTTCCATTGTTCGCCTTCATCTCGATAAAGAGTCCGTGGTAACCTCCAAGCGGGACAGGGTAGAACAGATCTGGGACGCCTGCTTTCACTCCCATTTGTCGATTCCGCACAAGCCATCCACGACCGCCGACGGACTCATTCGGAATATGAAAAAGATATTGCAGTCTCGGGTCTGTCCGGCACCATTGAATGAGTTGAATTTGTTCTTGTGATTCGGTCATTTTTCCTCCGCGCCATATAGATATGTTGTATCGGGCTTACCACACGGGGAGAATTAGACTCCCCAGTGGGGTAACCCGTAACAACGTATGGGTTCTAGTTACAAGTTACTTTCCTATTAAGGGTTTTGTAACTCGTAACTCGTCCATATTGACGTTCTGCCCTTCTTGTTTCTCTTGTATTTCTTGCCGGCATAGGCTATCTCGTCCTCGGTTCGCCTGTGAACGACCTTTGCCCCGTCAACGGTTGCTATCTCGTAATCCGTACCGGATTTGAACTTCTGTTTCGCATTACTTTCCGAAATCCCGACAGCCTCCAGACTCACCGCTGTGTCACCGCTAAGTTCAAGCAACTCCTCGACCGTCTCGAACCAGTCTGTTTTACCCTTCTGCTCGTCGCCGATACCCTTCGAACCCGAATCGTTAAATGTTGCGATTGCGAGGAAGTTCCGCTTGTCCGGTACATGAATCGGATAATCGAACCATATCCTTCTCGGCGTCATTGGTGTAAATTCCCTGAGCGTTCCGGAAAGTTCCCATCCGGTCAGAACTTCACACGCGTCTTTATGATCCGCTTTGTATTTGTCCATGAGTCCGGTCACGTTCAGCTCGCGCATATCCAGAATGGCATCCGGGTCTCTCGCAAATACTCCCGAGCCGGACGAGCGGTCTGCCGAATTCGAATACTTTCCGGTCGCGCCCTTACTGTGATGGTGACAGTAGATAACAGATACATCCATCTCAGTTGCGATCTGGTCGAAGTACGAACAGAACTTGCTCATTTCGGTCGCATTGTTCTCGTCTCCGGTTATGACCTTATAGATCGGGTCGATGATGACCGCCTCGTACTGCTTGCTCTTAAATCTGTGAATGAGTATCGGTGCGAGCCTGTCCATGCTTGCCGCGTGTCCCCTGAGGTTCCAGATCGTGAGGTTATCCATGTGGTTCCGAGTGATTCCGCGCTTTTCGTAGATGTCTTTGAACCGTCTGAAACACGAAGCCGAATCGAGCTCGAGGTTGACATAGCAGACCTTGCCCTGTTTACACTTAAGTCCGAGCCAGTCGGTGCCCTCCGCGATCGAGATGGCAAGGTTTATCAATAAGAAGGATTTTCCCGCTTTACTTGGTCCCGCCAAGAGCATCTTATGACCGACTCGGAGGATTCCTGGTATCAGCTCGGGCTTTAATGGCGGCATATTATCCCATACATCTGCAAGCGTCGTATCCGGCGGCAAATCATCGACCTGCGACTCACGCCACTCAATCCACTCGGCATAGGAGGCGGCTCCGATATTTCTCTCGACGATGTATTGCCATTTACCGTTTCGCTTTACGCCCGGAAGCCTTGAAAACCTGCTCTCGTTTTTATCCTGCTCGTCCGGTGTCAGTCCGTTCTTTTTGCAGAAATCGTACAGTTCTCGGACTCTTGCCTTATACTGCTGTGCATTTTCCGCATCGACCCTGGTGATTGCATGGAGGCTTTTCCCGCCCGAATTAACCAGGAACGTGATCGGCAGATTCATTTCCTTTAAGAGCGCGTACTGTCTTTC